CTCTAGAAGTTTTTTCTTTTCGACTCTTTCAACTCATGTAAATAAGCCTCAGTGATTTCGTCACTGGCGCACCAGTAGTTGGTGATCAAGTCATTCAAGGCCGTGAGGCTGTAGGGAACCTCGGCGCCATCGGCATCGGTCATACCGTCCCAAGACACAATCAACTCATGCAGCAGCGCACAGTCATCTTTGCCGCGGCCGTCACGCATCCAGGCTTGCAATGCGGGTTTGGTCTTGTGCCGAAAGGTGATCAACACCTTAAGCGGCTCAGGCAAGCCCGGCACGCTAAGCGGCACCTGGGCGCTGAAGGTGGGGTTGGGGCTAAGTTTGAACATCAGGCACCCTTATGCAAAGCTGGTGATCAGGCGCACTTCGTCGTTACCGGTACTGGGCAGCACACGCATGTCAAAGCTCACCATGCGCTTGCCGTTCATCTCGGTTTTTGTGGGGTTGATGAATTGCACAGTGGGCATCCACACGCCTGCTTTTTGATTGGCTACCGTGCCATGAAGCAGGCCCACGCTTGACAGTGTGCCAGCCTCTACGCTGGCGATCAGCGATACCTCTTGCGCGGCGGTCAGGTCCATAGTGACCTTGCCGGTGACTGAGCGGTTGGTGATGTCAACCGTTTCGCCACCCAGAATGGCATTGAAGTTGACCGAGTTGCCGAAGTCCAGTTCAAGGCCCAGGCTTGGGTAAACCGTGCCGCCAGTGAATACGGGCGCGGTGGTGGTCACATGGGTGGCGCCCAGCGTGACGTCTTGGGTGTTGGTGTCGGTTACCACCTGGGGCGTTTTGAATGCCGTGAGTGTGGTAGACGGATTGGCAGCAGCCGTGGGGGTGCTGTAGATGCCGGTGAACTTGAAGCTGAGCATGGGTTTTTCGCCCACTTTCATGCTGAGCTGCAGGTTGCCACGGCAGCCGGTGGCCTTGTGCAGCACGCCGTCGTCATACCAGTAAATGGTGACGGTGTCGGCCGTGCCCGCCGTCGTCTTTGGGGTGTAGTCAACCCGGAAGGTAGCGGTAATGGTCTCGGTGCACAGGCAGGCTTGCACCAACGGCGCCCAAGCCGGGGCTACAGCTACGGTGCCCGCGCCGACAAATTCCACATCAAAACCCATCTCAACATACCGGGTGCCCAGCAGTTGGTCTGAGCCACCCAGGTAGGATCGCATGATGGCGCGGTCAACGTTGTTGGCGTTGATGGGGTTGATAGACAGGTTTGAGACCAGCATGGCGTTGGCCCCGCCCGTAGGCACCGGGTCAACGCCATAGGTGGCTTCGATCTTTGCCAGGATGGCGGTGTTGCGTATGAGGCGGCTCATGGAGATTCCTTTATGTCAGGGTCAGGCCAGAGGTGCGATGGCGCACATCAAGCGTTAGGGTGGCCACGGCAAACTGCTGTGCCTCGGCATCAAAGCCAAATTGCAGGGCTGTGCAATTGATGTCCATGACAGTGCCGCCCAGGGTTTGGTCAGACATCAGGCGGGTGTAGACAGACTCAAGCAGTGCATCTACTGCTAAATCTGCTGTGGTGGCGCTGCTGCGGGCGTAGCATTCAACGGCGATCTGGGTGGTCATGTCGACCGGGTTGCCGTTGAGTTGGTCACGGTCAGGCACGGCGTTTTGCAGGCGCACCACCACAGCGGTGTTTTCCGTATCAGGCAGCGGGCGCAATAGGGCGCGGTAGATGTTGGCTGATACCGCCACCGAGGCTGACAGGTTAGCCACCAGCGCGGTGACGATGGCGGCAAATGCGGTCATGCCAGCTCCAACACCAGGCGGCTGATTCCGGTGCCGTCTGGCTCATGCGCGGCCACGGTATAGTTGGTACCGTTGGCTACCACAGGCATGCCGACCACGGCGGCCGGCACGTCTGCGGTGGCAATGGTGAGCTGCGGCGCGGTGCTGGCCATGCCATAGGGACCGACCGACCCAAGCGCACTGGCGTTGTCGAACATTGCGGACTTTGTCACCCCGTTGAGGGTGACGCTGGTGGCAAATTCGGCAACGTTCATGAATACGCTTAGGTCTTCGGTGAACATGGTTTTACTCAGGTTCTTTCATGGGGTCGGAAGCCTTGGACTTTGGCACCTTGGAAGGTGCTTCTGTCTCGGGCGCCGCCACAGGCTCCACATAGGGTGCCACTTTGCCTGCGGCCATTAGCTCGGTAGCCAATGGGCGGGCCAGATCGACCGTGGTGCCTACCTCAACCCGCTCGCCACCGATGCACATGGCACGGGTGACGGTGTAGGGGGCCGGGGTGGCTGCGGTGGTTATGACAGCGGCAACCATGATTACGTGATGCTGGTGGCGCGGCTGAAGGCAGCGGCCTGGCGAATGCCAACGTCTACCGACTGGATGGCGCGAATGCCGGTAATGGCTGCCGTGAAGTTAGCATACGGGTTGAGCGCAATTTCCAACATGCCCCACTCGGCAATAACCACTTGGCTGAAGTTGCCAAAGATCATGCTGGCCGCAGTGAGCTGCGTGGTGGTGCTGGCACGGAAGCCGCCCACAGTGCCGTCAAGGATGTTGCCCACCCACAGTGGGGTGTCGGTGCTGGCAAAGCGTTGGCGCTGGGCCAACAAGCCGGCCACAGCGGGGGTGGTCAGATAGGCTGAGTTGGTGCTGAGCGCATTGCCAGTGGCCACATCAGTCTGGAATTCAACGATGCCTGCATTGGCGATGGTGGTACCAGTAACTGAGCCAATGCCTGCCGTAGCGCTTATGCCAGTAGGTGCGCCGCCGGTGCCTGCGCCTTCGAGGCCAGCCAAGTCAATTGCCAAAGCCAAGACTTGGGCCAGGTCATTCATAACCAGGCTTTCGGCGGCCGGGGTGCTTTGCAGCATCAATTGGCGGCTGAGTTCCGTGTAGGCGCCCAGGTTCTTTGGGGTTAGGCTCAATTGACCAATGGTTGGCTGCGATTCGGTAATGGCTGTAGCTTCATTGGTGAGCCAGTAGCCGGTAGCAGCACCAGTGAGCTTGGGGATGGCCACGTTACCCACCAAACCAGGCAACATGGTGGCGCCCAACTGGCCCAGCACGCTGCGAGCGCGTAGCAGATCAATAAAGCTGGCGGGCAATAGGTTGGTGGCGACAATGTTGCCGCCGGCAGTGGGGGCGGCGACAGTTAAGTCGCGCTGTTGGATGTCCATGGGCATGTAGAAACCGCCGTGCACGGATTCGGGCAGGCCGGTGCGCTTCAAGATTTCGTTGTGGCATTCGAGCTCGAACTCAGCACCTTTCCAGCTCTTGTCTGTGAGGGCGCGGATAGCTTTGAACACGCTGAAGCGGCGCTGCTCTTTGGTGCTCAAGTCCAGGTTGGTGGCTTGCGTGGTTTGCGCAGCGGTCATGGCGTTCATGATCAGGCCGCGCAGTTGGTCAGCGGTCTGGCCTTTTTCTACGGCTTCGCGTGCCAGGGCCACGCCGTTGAAGCGGGAGAATTGGTCACCAATGGCGAGCAGCTCGCGCATTTGGTTGCGTTGGTTGGCTTCGGCAGTGCGCACGTCTTGCGAAGTGAGGGCAGGCGCCGCGGGGGTTGCCACAGGGGCAACTGTCTCAGGGGTCGTGTTCATGGTAGGTGCTTTCAAAGTAATTTCAGGAGGGGTGGCAGTAGCGGCAGGCTGCGCAGAGCGGCCTACGCCCACCGTCACATCGGCGGCGACAGTCACAAAACTGATTTCAAAAGGTTCCCAGTCTGTGACCCGGTAAGTGGTGGCGTCTTCCATTTCGATTTCGCCATCTTCATTGCTGGCAGCACCTACGGCCTTGGCAGCGTGGACGATGTAGCCCACACTGACCTGGCTGAGAATGCCGTCAACCACATCTCGGAATTTTTCCTCGGCACGGGCGCTTTTCCCAAAACGCACCACAGCGCGAACTACTTTGTCTGCACCAATGGAAACCGATTCAACAACACCTAGATGATCTTTGTCGTCATGCCCAAAAAGCAGGGCAGCTTTGGCTTGCAGACGGCCCAGGCGAATGCTGGGGGCGCTGCAGTCCAGAATTTCTATGCCCCAAAACCGCTCGTAAGGAGTTTCGGATGCAAAAGCAAGTTCGACGGTTCGGGTGGCTTCGTCAACCGATGCCCGTTGCACCATGAACCCACGCGATAAGCGCGAGCCTTGGGCAAGAGCGTTAGCCGCTTCGGTACGGAATTTGGGTGAATTCATGCCCGCGATGGTGCCGGGCTTGCCACACTTTTTTTAGGGGGAAAATGCCACTAGCACAAAGGCTATTTGCTGATGTCTTGTAAAAATGTCAGGGTGTCTTTGCCAGCGGTGTTGATCAGGCCACGGGCATCCAGGTATTGCAGGTCAAAGTAATACACCCCTACCTTATCCACTTGGCCTGCGCTTGGCAAAAATTCAACTGTGCCGGCCGTGGCGCTAAGAATGGTTCCGCTGAGCGCAAAGATGTTGTTGGCGGCGCTGACGGGATCTGGCGATGGGTCTGCGGTGAGCACAAAGCCAGTGCAACCGGTGAGGTTGATGGCGCCAGTGGCGCCGGTGAGGGTGACCACGATGGGTTTGGTGTCGCCACGGTAGCGGGTAATGCTCATGATGTTGCCTTAATAAAGTGAAACGAGGGTGTTGTCTGCCACGCTGGTGGCGCTTAAGGTGCTGACGGTGACGGCAGCGGTGGGTTGCACCAACAGCAGCACGGTGCTGTCATCCACTTGCATGCTGGTGGTGTTGATTTGCATGGTGACCGCGCTGACCACCTGGGATGCAGTAGCCACCAGGGTGCCCAGGTATTCAGCGCCAGTAGGGCCGTAACTGATGCCAATCTGCACTTGAGCCGGGGTGGGCCAAACTGCGCTGCCAAGGACGGTGCTGCCACTGGCTGCTGACCGCTGCGCCTGGGCGCTGGTAGCCGTGCCGCTGACGCCTACTGCTGTGTAGGTGCCTGTGCCTGCTGTTGTTTGCGCCTGCGCACTGGCCGCACTGCCCGTAACCGCCGCCGGGGTGTACGTGCCGGTAGCTGATGCGCTTTGGGCTTGCGAACTGGCCGCTGTGCCGCTAAAGCTACCGCCTGCGGTATAGGTGCCAGTGGCCACGCTGCTTTGCGCTTGTGAACCTGATGCCGCGCCCGTGACTGCTGGCGGAATATGTGTGCCAGTGGCCGCCGATGTTTGCGCCTGCGATCCGCTCGCGGTGCCTGTGACAGCTGCGGGTGTGTAAGTGCCCGTGGCAGCACTTCTTTGCGCTTGGCCGCTTGCCGCCGTGCCTGTTACCGCTGGGGGTGTGTTTGTGCCAGTGGCGGAACTGGTTTGAGCTTGTGAGCTTGTGGCCGTTCCTGTGAAGCCTGCCGCTGCGACTGTACCGCTGGCCGCGCTCGGCTGTGCCTGTGAGCTTGCCGCCGTTCCGCTGATGGCAGGGGCCGCTGTGACCGTGCCCGTTGCTGCGCTGGTTTGCGCTTGGGACTGTGTGGCAGCGCCTGAGAAGCCGCCACCTCCGCCACCGGGCTGGAATAGCAGCACTAAAGACATATCAGGCTACCGCGGTAAATTCAGTCCAATCTGCGCTGACCAACCACATGTCTGTTACCGGGTTCTGTGTGGCAAGCACATAGTCAAGCACACACACAACGCCTTGCCCTTCCCGCAGCAGGGTGTATTCGTCAGGGCCATCCATCAGATCCATCTTGTCAATAATGTCAAAGCCTGCGGCGGTGATCATGCGTGCAGCAAATTGGGCAGTTAACGGCCCCGCTACTGGGGTAGCAGCTAATGCGGTTGCAGAGGAAGTGCCGTCGGCGCTGGCATCAAAGAGAATAGCAACGCTTGCACTGGAACTTAGATTGCTATCTTTAGGCGCTTTGGTAGCTGCGGTGCCGCTTGTGGGCGCGGCGGTGACGCGGTATAGACGCACCACTGGAGGAAGCACGGTCACTGCTTTGATCACCGTTTCTACGTGATGCACATGCACTTCTTCCAATTCCACCAACAAGCCTGACCCGGTGGTGTTGAAGATGCTGAAAATCTTTTGCCCAGCCGTACCTGCCCGACCGGG